GTATAGACGTCAATGCCTGCATACGTGAAGCTATGGCAAACGAATGGCAAGGGGTGTTTAAGCCAAAGCCAACCTACGGCGCAAAAGCGACTAGTAGCACGCAAGGCGTAAGCGATGATAACCCTCACGGACTAAAACAAGGCACGCTAAACACAATGGCTGCATTTAGGGAGCTAGCTAGAGAAATGAGAAAAAACGGAAAAAGTGACTTGGTAGGAGATTTTCAATGACGATACAAGAATTTTACGGCGTATTTATGCCGACGGTAGAGTATTACGGAGCGAATTTGAGTAAAGCCGTGATCGCGCTTTATTTTGAGGACTTAATGGACTACGAGTCGAACGAATTAGCCGCGGCGCTAAAACTAGTTAGGCAAACGCGAAAATATCCTACGATGCCTACGTCGGCGGAAATTTTAGAAGCGCTTAACGGAGACGAGGGCGACAAAGCGCAAAAAGCGTTAGACGAGTTAGCTTACGCCATAAGACGCTACGGACCTTATCGTAGTGTTTGCTTTAAAGACGGCGCGATAATGTCGGTAGTGCGTGCTAGGGGTGGCTGGATAAAGGTTTGCAACCTAGAAGGGCAAGACTGGGAGAATTTTAAAAAATGGGACTTCGCCAAGCTTTATAAAATTTACGCGAAAACCCCACAAATTTGTCCTGATTATCTAATCGGCGAGAGTGAGGCGAATAACAGCTTTAACGGCGTAGGCGGAAACGAGCCAGTATATTTTATCGGCGGAGACAACGACGGCAAATTTATGGGCGTGGCTAAATTTAAAGCTCTAGCTGAGCAAAAATCGCCTATTAAGGCAATATTAACGAGCGCGATAAAAAGGATTGGTGCGTGATCAAAGTTTTAAACCTTTTCGCAGGGCTTGGCGGTAACCGCAAGTTTTGGGATGATGTGGCAAGAGAAAAAGGCATAAACATAGAGGTAACAGCCGTTGAGTTTGATCCTGAAATAGCTAAAGCTTATGCAAAACGTTATCCAAACGACAACGTGATAGTAGGCGCCGCTTGGGATTACGCTGCTAAAAACTACTTAGATTTTGATTTTATATGGGCGTCTCCGCCTTGCCAAACTCATAGTAGGTTAAATACTGGCAACAATTTACGTTGGCAACATACTAGAAAATTGCCTGATTTTAGACTTTATGAGCTTATATCGTATCTTAAGACGTTTTGCAAAAAAGCTTTTGTAGTTGAAAACGTAGTGCCATACTATGAGCCACTTATAAGACCAACCGCCGAGATAGGCAGACATTATTTTTGGGCGAATTTTGATCTATTTTTTTTAAGTAATGATAAATTCAGGATCATAGAGAAAGTTAAAATAGGCGACTTTAAAGACCTTGATTTGAGCGAGTTTAATATAACAAATAAACGCCAGGCTATAAGAAATGAAGTTGATTATGAGATAGGCAAAAAGATATTTGAGCGTTATTTGGAGAGCAAATGAAAGCCGTATATATCACAATAGCCGAAAGCGGAGCTAACATAATTGCAAAAGTAGCGGACGAAAATAAAAAAATACTTGATAGCTTTGAGATAAGCCGTAAAGACGCAAGCGGAGTGCTTGAAGTAATGAGAAAGTGGAACGAGAAGCACAAAAACGAGGAAGCAAGGGGGCTATTTTGAGATTAACAAAATGTAAAAAAGGAAAGAAAGAATGGTACTAAATTATGCAGTTTACAAATTAGATCTTGATGATATTGAAAATAGCAGCGACTGGTTTGATAAAGACGGATGTCTCAAATATAAGGAGAATTATTTATTTAAGACTTTGTGCGAAAGCGGAGCCTTAGAGAACGCTCAAATAGTTGCAGTGTTTTTTGATTGTGATGATGCTGTCCAGTTTTGCAAAAAACAAGGTCTTAGCACAAGCTCTTATTATTTTTATTTTTGCACTCGTGGCCACTACTCATCAGATGCAGAAATGGGCGAATATGTAGAGGTAAGATATTAATGCGACTAACACGAAGCGAAAACAGAGCCTACCAACTAAGGCTACTTGAAGCCTACCCACTTTGTCAAATATGTGAGGAGCAACAAAGCATAGAGTGCCACCACGTACGCTATGGCAGATTTGGGGCAGATAAGGACGACAGCAAACAAATAGCCGTTTGTAGAGAGTGTCATCAATGGTGTCACGCTCACAAACACGAAAGTATAGAAAAATATGAGGAGGTAGCAGATGAGAATTGGCAACGTTTCGGCGATTGTTAAAAACAAATACCACAACCGCAAGACCAAAGGCTTTGATAGTGCAAAAGAGTGGCGACGCAATCAAGAGCTAGAAACCTTACAAAGAGCTGGCGAGATAAGTGAGCTAAACCGCCAAGTGCCGTTTGTGCTAATACCTAGCTACACCATAGCAGACGAAACAACAAGGCAAGGCTTTAGAACTGTGCGTGAGATCAGATACATAGCAGATTTTACATACCGCCTAAAAAATGGCAAGAGGATAATAGAGGACGTAAAGGGAATGCAGACGGAAGTTTTCAAGATAAAGCGAAAATTACTTGAGAGAAAAATAGCCCTTGGAGTGATAGAGGGCGAGTTTAGGATTTATTGATGGCGAAGATAAGCGACAAGACAAAAGAAGCGATCATCGCTGAATATCAGTTGGGCGCTAGCAAAAAAAGCTTGGCGTTTAAATATGATGTAAGTATTGGAGCAGTTTTTAAAATTTGCAATGGCATAAGCCAAGCAGATGCTGAGTTAGTGAAACAACAAGTAGCGATAAATACGGCTTTGGCTGGCGAAAATGAAACAAAAGTGAAAGCGTTTCACGAAATAGTAGACGAAAAGACAAAACATTTGCTCTATTTTCAAAACGCAGCGCTCAGAAATCAAAAGAAAGCGGACGAGATGCTAGAGATGAGCGATAGGATAGCAGACGTTGAAGCCCATAGCAGGATCACGGCTAGAAACAAAGAGACTGTGCTAGGGCGTGAGGCTGATACGGTGATCAATAATGCAAACGTGCAAAGCGAGCAAAAGATAATCATTGAGCGAAAGGAGCTAAAAGGTGATACAGAGAATTAAGGAGTGGTATAGAAAAAAGCAAATAGGCGAATATTTTGTAGTTGCCTTTGTTGTATTTTTTTTCTTTTTTATGCTAATTGGGGGGATGTGGCTTGAAGCAGCAATAAAGGGGCTAAAAATATGGATGATGGACAAAATATGGTTTGGCGGTAGTATATTTGATTTCTTGGGTGGGCTATGAGTGAAACAGCGCTTTGCTTAACATATACGCCGTGGCAAAAAGAAGTCTTTTTTGAAAATACTGCACGCTTTACCACAATAGAGAAAGGGCGCCGTGTAGGATTTACCAAGGGCATAGCAAACGCTACGATTGAGTGGCTACTAGAAGGCAAAAAGGTGCTTTGGGTAGATACTATCACGTCAAACCTACAAAGATATTATGAACGCTATTTTTTGCCTGAATTAAAAGCCTTGCCAAAAGAGCTATATAGATTTCACGCTCAAGACAAAAAGCTAAGCATCGGCGAGGGCTATCTTGATATGAGAAGTGCAGAACGCCCAGAAAACATTGAGGGCTTTGGCTACGATATAGTGATCCTAAACGAAGCTGGCATAATCCTAAAGGACGCCTATCTTTGGGATAACGCTATAAGAGCAATGCTACTGGATAACCCAAAATCAAGAGCATTTATAGGCGGCGTACCAAAAGGCAAGAACCGCTTTTATGACCTTGCCAAACGTGGGATGAGCGGAGATAAAGACTGGAAAAATTATCAAATATCAAGCTTTAATAATCCACTCCTTAAAAAAGAGCAGATAGACGAAATGGTGGCAGAGCTTGGCGGTATAGATAGCGACGTAGTGCGCCAAGAGATATACGGCGAGTTTTTAGATACTACCTCAAACGTGTTATTCAACCTTGCACTAATTGAAAACGCGTTTAGCACGCAGATGTCAAACGAAAAAGCTAGCATTGTTTGGGGGCTAGACGTGGCACGTGAGGGAGATGATGAAAGCGTGCTTTGTATTAGAAAAGGTTATGACATCACAAACTTTTACACATTTAGGCTTGATAGTGTGACAGCTTTAGCAAGGGAAATTTTTGGCATATATGAGAGAAGTGAGGATAAGCCAGATGCTATTTTTATCGATAGCGTTGGCATTGGTGCTGCTGTGTTTGATACTTTGGTGGATTTTGGATTGAGTGGGATAATAATA